TAAAGTAAAACAAAAACTATGATACACTACGATAAACTAACATTCACAAAGGAGCAAGTTATTGCAGACGCAAAGGAGCTTAACGGAATAATGGAGGAGTGCGATACATTCTACACTATTGTATTTCCATTTGGGCAAGATAGCTACACCCTATCAGATGCAAAAAATCAAGAAAACAAATCTAAGCCTTGCGAGTGCAGCCACTTTACAGAGGGCCTTAACCTTGATAATTGCAGTAGAAAGCTAACATTATAACCTAAAACTATGATTAAAGCAGTAAAAAACCAACAAACGACAATAAACAAGATGTCATTCGCAAAGCGTTTAGCTATATTCCTTCTATGGTCAGCACTTACCTTGTACTTAGTGCTGACTCTTAGTCGCCAAGTAGAGCCACCTAAAACGGTGAACGTAAATCTAACCAAGACAGACACAATCTATCAGCAAATAGATAGCTTAGAGGTTATATCTGACACAATTAAAGTATATTATGAAAAGAAAATACAAAATTATCGCATTCTGCCTACTACTCAGCGAGTGCGTTTATTCGCAGAACGTATTAGTAGATAATGACGGAGACACACTTGTAACTATTACGCTGGAGCAAATGGACAATATCTACATAGAGCTTTTGCAAAAGGACTCTCTAATGGCACAAAGCGAAATAAGCCGTTTTAAGACACTTAAATACGTTCAGTTGTTAGATAGTGCCGAAAAGGATATAAGTACGCTTAGAATGCAATTAAATATAGTTAGCAGCGATTATAGTAGCTTATTGTATGTGAGCGAGAAAAACAAAAAGAAAATAAAACGAAACAGAAAAATAGCTCTATACGGCTGGGCATCCGCTATACTTAGCGGCTTCCTACTATGGGCAACAAAATAATATGAACAAACAAATAGCAATAGAATTAAACACACAAGCCGAAATAGTGGCTAAAAGGTTTTCAAAATCCGATAGAGAAGGTAATGTAAACGAAGAAACATTTTGGGTCAATGAGATTATCTCAATGTCTGACCACTCCGCTACCGTTGTATTCGAGAAGTCATCAGGTAAATTAGCAGCAGCATTCTTTTACTATATAGCAAGAGGGTATAGTAAAGGTTGGAAGTATTTTTTTCCTACTGACTCCCATATCAACGGATTGTCCAGCTTTCACTTCTTTAAGTTAGAAGTAGAGCGTAAGAATTACGACAAGAATTTTTAGAGCTCCATAAGGCAATTTATAGCCGTATGACCGCCTATTACTACACCGCATCCGATAGCTTGCTTCTTGAAGTTCTTGGCGTATGCAGCAGCGTATGAGCTACCATCTACTCCGCACCCTACTTGCATTCCGAATACCTTAAAGTTTCGACCTACTGCCCAGTCTGTGTACGCCTGAGTATGTATGTGACCTTGTACCGTAGACATCATATCATTTTTAGATTTAGTACGTGCCGTGCCACCTTCTCCGTGTACGTATTGTACACCATCGTAGACCACTCTATCAACCCAGTTCCAATCTGTGCCTAAAACCTCGTTGTAGTCCTTAATCCACCGTGCTGGTATTTGACTATCAAAAGCCTTACGCATTATAATTCTATCGTGATTTCCTATAGTTACATCAGCATCAGGAAACTCATCTCTCCACTTGGCTATTTCTTCTATCGCAAAGTCCAGCTCATCACTACCGCCAAGACCGTCAGGGTCAGCCGTATGAAAAGAGCTATAATGATTGTCTATTATGTCGCCTATAAAAACTACTTGGTTGCAGTTATACTTAGCGTATACGTCTTTGCAATGCTCGAAGTATCCGTCTAAGGTAAACGGTGCGTGTAAATCACCTATTACGAGTATTCGTCTCTCTTTCTTAGTAAGGTTTTGATAGGCTGATAACTTATTGCCTCTTAGTCTTGGTCTAATATCCCTCATCCGATACGTCAAAAGATGGGCAAGCCTTATTTGAGAACTCGTTATGTCCGTGAACGCTTAAAATCGAGTGTTCTTTTTTGAGCTTTTTAATCAGCTTTACAAGACTTTCCTTTTGCTCGTCTGTGCGAGTGTCTTTGGGCTTAGTATTTGACTTGTTCATACCTCCTACATAGCAGATTCCTATGCTAAATTTATTTTGCCCTCTACAATGAGCCCCAGTTATCTCTACTGGTCTACCTTCCTTTATTTCTCCGTCTAATTCTATAACATAATGGTAGCCTATATCGCTCCATCCATTATGACCTACGTGCCAGTCTTTGATAGTCTCGATTGAAACGTCTCTGCCTTGTGGAGTAGCAGAGCAATGAATTAATACTTTGTTAATTGGTCTCATAATTTATATCTAAGGTTATTATTAAAAGGTATAATGTTATAGTAGTGTATTGGTAGTCCTCGTCAGGTGCTATATATTCCCATCCTAAAGCAAATCTGTCGTGAGGATAGTGAAATTTTATATTTATTTGATAATTCAAAATTGTTTCCTTACGTTTTTCATCTTCAAAATTACACTTTTTATTTTATCTATGAAAGAATACCCTTTAACCGCCACAAATGACTCATCCATCGACTTGACCTCAATAGATAGCAGGACTAAAGCAATAACCTTTGTAGCCATAAAGTCAACGCTTACTACCGTCATCGTCAAAGCGTTTATTATGAACACATCCGAAGCGTACACAAGCATAACTACCCCAATATAGCTGACCAGTTTAGGCACTAAGCCATATCTGAATATCTTACTTGTAATTTTCTCGTCAATTTTGTAGGCTTTCCATAGACCGAAGCCAGTATCTAAGATAGTAGCGAGTGCTACCATTAAAATAATGCCCTTAATCGGAGCAAAGAATATAAGGAGTGCGGTTAATATGTTACTCAAGTAGATTTTCATTCTTCGTTTGTTGTACAATAAGGACTATCAGGATATACCTTGCAGAAATTTTCAAGATATAAACCATTGTCTCCGCTAAAGGTATGCACCCCGACTGGGTTAGGGTAGACTAAATAGCCATTTAAGGTGTCTAACGGCTCGTTTAAGAGCATATCTACTGCAAAGCGAGTACTAAGGTCTGTGCATTCGCCTTCTTCGTTAAAAGCAAAGCAAATAAAACCAAGCTCAACAATGGCGTTTACTTCGGGTCGTAAGTATGTAAACTCCTCTTCGTCTATTATCTCGGTTATGTATAAGGTTTGTTTTACCTCCAGCCATTTGGCTTCGCTTTCAAACTCGTATTTATTAAATATCATAATGTCGTTAATTCTGTTAAATCTGCGTCAGATAGTGCGGTGTTATATACCGCTAAAGCGTTAGTTTTTAAATTTGTGTTAAAAGAACCAGCAGCATTTGCAGCAGCAAAATATAAGCTATTTAAAGTGTTTGCTGGAAAAGTAATGCCAGCAGTATCGAATGATATTTTAGTACCGTTCTCAAATATGCAAAAGTCGTTAGCTTCCCATTTGAACGCGAGTTTAGTTTTGGCGAAAATATCTGTTAAAGTTACTATTTTACTTACTTGAATAGAATTTCCAACAATAAATTGCCACCATAAAGAATTACTTGAAGGTCTTAGTTGTAAGTTTAAACTATTGCTTACCGTATTAGTTCCGTCACTCATTGAAATAAATGAGTTGATAGTATCATTATCTGTTAAATTTCCCTCCCAAAAGAGTACACCCTCTACGCTATTTATTAAAGCAGATAATCCGCTTGTTTTACTTACATCTTGTGTTCTCGTTACGGTTGTGCCGCTTGTAGGTATGTAGGATGTTGCAGCGGTTACGCCTTCTAATTGAGCCCCCCAAAGGTATAAATAATCGTTTAAAACTGGAGGTGGGTATATTTGAACTTGAGTAGTTCCAGTTATTGGAATTGAGCATCTATACCAACCGCTACCTATTTCTTCAATAACTCCTACACCCGAAGCAGTCACATTTTGCAAATCAAAATTTGCAATTACTGTTGGACTAAGTGTTGAAAGTTGAAATGTGTCGCCAACTCCTTTTTTAGCATAAACAGAAAAAGCACCCGCACCCGCTGTTATTGATTTTTGTATATTTTTTTGCCCAGTAAATAAATTTGTAGCCCTATCTGCCGTCATTGTGCCATCAGGTGCAATTGTATCGTTTGCGATAATACTTACACCAGTTTTACTCCAATATGAATTGTCGAATTGTTCTGAATAAATTAAACTATTCGTAGATTGTGGCTCAATTAATAGCTTCCCACATCCCCCGCCAGTATAGTCTAAACGTGGATAGTTTAGTCTGTCAGTAGTCGAGTAATATGGTTTAGGTATTGACCCATCAACAAGTTGGAAACCGCTTACCTCAAATGTTTTTGCAGAGTTATATGTTTGTTTTTCAACCGCTACATTGTTAGTTGTAGAGGTAGCGACTCGCACTACTGAGCATCTATAAATCCCACCTCCCACATCTGTAATAGTCAAGCCATTTGTAGTAGCTGACCCATTCCACATTCTAAAATCATCCGTTGCCGTATTACCTACGCTCGGTATGCTGCCGTCTGTCATTTTCACAAAAACTGAAAACGTGTATTCCTTTCCTACAACCGTACTTGTTGAGAAAAACGCTATTCGTCTTACTGAATTATCTCCGTAATAAATACCGTTCCAACCGTATATGTTTGTAGGTTGAAATACTACGCCCGTTTGGAAAGACCCAGTAGAAGTAGGCTCACTATTGAGCATAACATTGGGAGGCATAGTCTCTACAAACCCATCACTATTTACCCTTGTTCCAACTGAGGACCTTGCGAAGCTCAAATCTCCGCTACCGTCAGGAGGTAAAATGCTATATAGTTTGTCCTCCTTGTACCCACTTGGATACATCAAAAGGCTTGCTTGTTTTAATATCGTCATACTGGTACGTTACATCTTGCATAACCCCAAGCAGAGCTTAAACTCATATTAATAGCTGCTCCTGAATAAAGGCTATCAAATCTCTCTGTAAATGGCTGAATACTCCAAGTCTTATTTAACACTAAATTAAGGTCTTTATCTGCGTAGCTTGCCTTGTTATAATTCTCAAATATGCTCATAATGTCTAAAGCTATTAAGCAGCACTCATTCTGTACGCTTACCTCGTTAGACTCCGTATTAATCTCAGTTACATTGTCGCATATAAACAAGTCTAAAGAGTAGTCTATACCATTAAAGCCGTTAGCAGAAATATTGGAAATATCGTAAATAAGATAAGCTCCAGTAACGTTTTTTGTAAGGTCTACGTCCCAAACATTACCTTTTAGAATGGTATTTATCTGAGGGTGTTCGCTTGCTATTCCCTCCATTATTGTCTGAACGTTTTTTACTGTTAAACTTTTGAACATATTTCTCTAATTTTTGCTCCTTTGTTATACTATAAATTGGCTTCTCCATTGTACATCTGTCTCAGGTTGCACTATATCCGTACCGCTTGGGGGGTTCTTGAATAACGGATAACTATCTTCGTTTTGTTTCAAATATAGTTGTAATTTCTTTCTATAAAAATCTGCATTATCCTTAAATATGCTCTTAGCCGTTACAAGCTCTTGCTGACTTAGTGGGCTAAAGTTGTCTCCTGAATGAGTGCCAGCCCCTTTATTGTTAAGTTTATACGTTCCTATCCTTGTGTACTTGTGGCATACCTCCCATTTTAAAGCATCTCTTAAATACTCCTTAATTAATACCTCGTTTAAAGTGGTTACGGTATTTAATTTTATTTGACTTTGTATCTCGTCAAACAAAGCACTCCCTAAAATAGGTCGAACAAATGTATTTTGAATGCTATCTATTAGCGGCTTTAGGTATCCGTCATCTACATTATAATGTAGTACGGTATTTTCTTTTACGAATGCTGGGCTTACTATTAAAATCATTTCTTTCTAACTATTACTTGTCTCCATATGTGTCTACAATAAGGTATTGATGTATCAGTATCAGGCTTTCTATACCATCCACCTCTTGCGAGCCATACGTTAGTAACGTCAGCTATACCACTTGACGGCATATCGTTTCGTAAAAGCTCTATTTCTGCCTTAGAATATAGCTTGGACTTTCTCATCATATCTTGGCAAAAGTCTCTCGACTTGCTACCCTCTTTTAACGCTGGAGCGTCAGGTCTAAGCGAATATCTATACTTTATTTGTGCGGAAGGTATATCTAAGGTTTTACTGATTTGCTCCCCTTTCGGAGTTAAACTTAAAGTGCTTCCTTCTATCTCTAACAAATTAGACTTTGACAATATACTTATTGAGCCTATCAACTCGTCAAAAGATAATTCTAAAAATGCCGCCAATTCAGATAACAGCATTAAGGGGTTATCTAAGATAGCCTTTAATATTTTTTGGCTTGTTTCTTGCTCCGCAGTAGCGAACTCCATAGGGCTACCGTCTTTATTGAAATTAATATCTAAACTTTCGATTATTTCGTAGTCGCTTTCCAATACTCCTATGTTGTCGAACAAGTGGCTTATATTTTCTTCCTTAGAGAAGCAGCTACAAGATGACATCTTTTTGCTATCTATTTCTTTTAGCTTGTTTATTGCCCATTCTACTCCCGAAGTGCCGCCCCAAGCATCCCACATTAAACCGCCACACCCTTCTGAGTATGGTACGTCTTTGTATTGCTGGTGTCTTTTGAAAGAAGCCATACGAGATATAGTTTCTCTGCTTATTTTTTCTCCTTTTGCTAATTGGTTAGCTCTAATCTTCCCTACTTGAGTACCGCAGCTTCCCCATCCGTTTTTATCAGCCCATTTAATAGCTCTTTTTGCGTTGTTACTTGCTGACTTTGGATAGTCGTTATAGGTATCAAACTTATTTATAACGCTAAACTCTTTTAAAAACTCGTCATCTCCTTGCAAAAGTTTAAGAGAAACCTCTTCCGATAATCGTAGGAACTCCATAAGAGCAGCTTTACCCTGACTAATACTCAATACTCCAGTTTTTACTTGTTCTACAATAGACAGAGCAGACGCTATTTGAGCCCCATTATAAGACGCTTCTTTTTGCTCCTTTTCTGCATCTACTACCTCCACAACCTTTCTATCATCTTCTCCTATTGGCTCTATTGCGTTTATAGGGTCTAATACTTCTACTGCTTCCTCTTCAAGTTCTAAGCCAGTTTGATTGTTTATCAACTCTCTTATCTCTTCTCTGCTTAAATTAGCAAGTATAATATCAGAGGTAAGGTCTACCGTATCTATTGGCTTGAGTGGTATAATGTCTATGTCCGTTCTTTGTATCTCAAAAAACGCTAATTTGCGGATAGTTCTAAGGAGTGTATTTTGGCGTTCTGCTATGTAGGTATTTGTAAATATCTCATAAGCTAAGTCAAGCTCGTTTCTTGCTCCAAGTTGACCCTCTTCCTTAACTCCAAAGAGTATAGGGTTAGTCACCCTATGACCGATAAAGATAGACTCCTTCACTCTGTTAGACATCTCTAAATAACGCTCGTGCAAGTCGTTACCGTTTAAGTTGGTAATCTCGCTACCGTTATCCTTTGAAGGAGAAAACAAGTGTACTATTTTAGTGCCAGTAGCCTTCCCAAACTTCTCTTGGAAAGCCTTCTCAAATTCCTTAGCCTCTTCCTTAGTTTCAGGTACTCCGTTATTGTGTTGTATTAACGTACCGCCTACAAATCCGTTCGATATTTCTGAAAGCCAGTAGTCACCTATCTGCACATCCGTCTTAATCTCCGCCAAAGAACCTACATATACTGGAAGAGGGTAGTGCTTCATATTAGGTCTATAATCTACGTGATAAATTACGCCTCTTTTCTGCTCAGGGTTACGAGGGTTGTACCTTTCTAAGTATTGTATATCAGGCTTAGAGTTCTTAGTACCCTTTTCAGTTATCCAGTCGTCCGCATATTGGATACTACCGTCTAAACCTACTCGAATATTAGCAAAATCTATGTGGTGATATTGATTGCCTACCTTCGTTTTAATTACCTCAATAGCATATCCGTTAAATAGCTCATAATCTAACGATAAACGCTTCATTAAACTTGTCCAATCTTCGTCTATATTGGCTTGAGATAGCCATTTTTTGACGCTCAAATCGTCACTATGAAGTCCGTTTCCTACTGTATAGCCTACTTTGCCGTTAATAATAGCGTTATGTGTGCTGCTATCATTGTAGAGGTCTATTAATTCAAACGGATACATATTATCCACACCGAAATAGACAAGGTTTTTATTCTTTTTCTCTAAGAATAACGGTACTTCGGCAGAAGCGAACTCCGTAACTATTGGAAACTTATTCATAAATTATAGTATTATCTTCGTTAGTGTACGAATATACAACATCTTGCGGTTGTTTTAGTCTTAATATACCTCTGTGTATTTCTACTCCATCAGTACCTCCTACCGTAGTAGCGTTCATTATTTTGTACGGATAGTCTCCGTTGTTTGGTAAATCTATTGTAGCGTTAGGAAGGTCTTGTGAGCCTTCTATTAATACGAAAGCTACATACCTATCGTTTACGCCTAAAGGTGCTGCTAACGTCACATTAACGCTATACTCAGCCGCTTCTATGGTCATAGTGTAATATACATTTTGCACCTCGTTAGAGACGTTGCAGTAGATATAGTTAGTAGTGTCTTTTATTATTATGTCCATGTTTGCAAAAAAAAGCCCACCACCGCTAAGTAGTGGGCTGTATTAAAAAGGTATTAGTTATGCTTCGGGTATCGAAACACCGTCTTGCAGCCTTGCAATAGGCTCAGGCTCTTGAGCTTGGAAAGAAAGGCTATAACCGTTTCTATCTCCAAGAGCAGTTCCAGTACCACTATCAGAAGCCGTCATACGCACTCCGTTAGTAGCTCCCATTATCCAGTATGAGCCATTGTTATCTTTAATTATAACCGATAGCTTTGCTCTTGCAAGCATTTTTACCTCGTTGCGTTTTGCGTTGTCCATTTTGTTCAACACATACGTAGCAGTTTGGTCGAAGTAGCTCGTTCCGTTTTGGTCGTTAACAGTTGCGTTATCGTTCATTACAGAAGCAGCACCTTGTGCGTTTGTCGTCTCATATTTGTAGTACAATGCACCTCCGATAGTCGTAACTTCTCCAGTTATCGCATCGTAAGTTAGTGCAAAAGTGTCGTCAATATTAGCAAACCAAAATTCAGCTATACCTCCAGCACTATCGTTACATCCTACTACAAATCCAGTTGTTAATTCACAAGCCATATCTTTATATATTTATATGGTTATGAATTAAACTGAAAACTCTACTATTTCGTCAGGATATGCTACTTGTAAACCTCTCTTGAATTTCACTCGGTAGTAAACCTTATCGTCTTTCTTGTCGTACCACATATCAAACTCTTCCTCATCGTTTTGAAGGTCAAAACCTAAGAAGAAATTTTCTTGTGTTCCTAAGAACATTCTATC